CAGCTTCGGCGCGGCGGTCTTTTTTGTTGTGGCGGCGGACGGGGGCGCCGCGCGGACTCCGTATTGCTGCGCGGAGAGATCGGCGTCGAAAGCGATACCCGCAAGTTCAAGTTCGGGGACGGAACAACATCGTGGAACAACCTCGGGTATGCCCAAAGCGGAACGACGGGCGGCTCCGGGGAAGCTGCGACTTACGAACCCGTTGAAATCAGCGAATACGGCGCCATTTACGACCTCACATCGCTCAACAAAGTTCCGGCCGGGGCCATCGTGACGTGGTATGCCAACGGGTCGGTCGTGGATGGAGACTATGGTCCTTTCGGAGGTATGGCGAAGCGCGTCGATGGCATCTACATCGCCATAAAGGGCTCCGAAGACGACACCTACCGTCAGGGCATACTGCTTGCTTTTCGGACGGACGGGGAGGAAAAAAGCATGGCATACGCCCATATATCCGGAGGACCGGGGGTCGGCGGAGTCGCCAGTGCCGGAGACTGGGCCGTTTACACCCCGGGAGGTTCCTCGGAAAGCGGAAGCGGCAGAACTGTCGTAGCCTCCGGTATAACGTGGGACGGGGTTCAGTTTAAGAATGTCACCGTTCCCATGCGGGCGTTTTCTAACCAACCGAATTATATTATCCGGGGATACGTTGGCAATGCCAATGCAGCATACGCATTTTCATGCGAGACATGCGGGTGTCTGTTGTCCGACGGCATAAACTTTATAGCTTCGGGCATTGTCAGACGGTCATTGACGGCCAACACCTCACTTGTGGTTACAGCTAATTATGTTGACCCCACCGAAGACAACAATCCTTATAGAGAAGCTGCCTTTGATACGCTCAGTATCAGGCTGACGGACTCTTCTTCGGATACGACCGTCGTGATCACGGAAATCATCGAGGAGATAACCACGGGGGGGGTAGCTGATGACGAACCGGAGGTTCCGGACGAATACTTCCTGACCGTGGACGGAAAGACGGCGACCGGCGACGGATTCGCAGTCACAAGCCATTCGCTCGACTCGACGGCGCAGATGCTGGAGCTCGCATACACGACGAACGGAACACCGCAGATCGCGGCAATCGCAGGGGAGTTCCTTTCAGCGCAGATCGTAGGGGAAGAGGCCGCAGAAACCCAAGCGACGGAGACCTCGGGAACCATACAGATCGAGGTGCCCCAGAATACGGGATTGCTCCGCAGCGGGTCTGTCACGCTGTCTTTGGCCGAAGACGAGTCCGTACAGTGTACGATCTCGATCTCCCAGTCGGGGGGGGGACTGACGTAAGGGAGGTCATCATCGACGTGCACGCATGCGGAGTTGAAGCTGGCGAAAATATAGAGCTTATGTTCGAACTCACTACTTCGTGGCTTGGCTGGTTCGATGTATTAGACGATCTGACGGTTCGAGTCTCGTTCAACGAATTATCCAGCATGATAGGCCAAGAGTTAACAGACCATGTAGGTGAGCGGTTCTATATCGAAGCCAGCAACAACGGCGAATGTTGGTTCGGACCGATCCCTGCCTCCGGAAACATCGAGGCGGAATTAGTTTAGTTCTAAAACATTAAACCCTATTGCCCCGGGGGCTCTGACCGGCGCCCGGGGCGCAAACCGAAACAACGACAAAAACAAGCATGACCGGAAAATTCGCAGGAACTGTCCTGAACATGGGTTGCAAACTGGCGGAGATATTCCAGACGATTCAAGGATGGTGCGTCGCCATGTGCGTCTTCGTGGCGAACTTCTTCGCCGGATACGAAGGGGCCATCAACGCCGTAATCGTCTGCGTAGTCCTCGACACCGTCTGGGGAATTGCCGCGCAGATCAAACGCGGGCATTTTGCGCTCTCCGAGCTCGGACGGCATGGAATGCTGTCCAAACTCGCACTATATGCCTCGGTGATCGTAGGGTTCATCCTGATCGAGCGGATGGCGGGGATAGAGTCGCAAATCGCAGTAGTGACGATATGCACCCTGATCTGTCTGGTCGAACTCTGGTCGATGGCTGGTTCGGCCCTGATCGTAAACCCGAAAATGCGGTTCCTGCGAATATTCCGCGAAGTGCTCGCCGGAGAAGTAGCTCGCAAAATGAATGTTTCCGTCGGCGAGGCGAAGCGATATTTGGACGGAACGAACGAGGCTTTATAATATAACCGAAAAAAATGGCAACGAAAAAAGAACAGATCGAATTTGTCCGGAAGATTTACCCCGCGGCGGCCCGGCTGTATCGCTCCGGCGGAGTGCATCCGCTTTTCGTGACGGCGCAGGCAGCCCTCGAAACCGGATGGAAGATAAAGGGCGTCGGCAACAACATCTTCGGGATCACGAAGGGCAGCAGCTGGACCGGCCCGGTGTCGCTGGAACTGACGACCGAATATTTCAAGACCCCGAATGTGAAGTTCAAGGCCCCGGAACGGGTCGTATCGGTCGAGCAAGTGGCCCCCGGAAAATACAAATACCGCGTCTACCGGTATTTCCGAAATTTCGCGTCGCTGGATGAATGTCTCGACAATCACCTGGAACTGCTCCGCAAACCGGGCTATGCCGATGCGTGGCCCTACCGCGATGATCCGAAAGAGTTTGCCCGCCGGCTGATGGACGGGACGGGTGCGAAGTACGCCACGGCGCCGGACTATGCCGAAGTGATGGCCTCGGTGATCGACAACGTGGCGCGGATCGCAAAGACAGAAGGTTTACTCTAACTTAAATATCAAAACGTATGAAATACTCCGAAATCATCGATCGGCTTAACGAGGGAGAGGCGTTCAGCCGTTATTCAAGCCCTGCATGGGCTGGTAAGTTCATCGTCAAACAGATTCCGCAGACAGTACCAGCGGAAGTCGTTCCCCGCATGACCAGTTTACCGGATCGTGCGAAAGCTGTTATCGGAACAATAGGGGACGGCAGCATATCGTATCACGACCAGGTGCTGATCATCGAAGTAAACGACGACTGCTCGAAATCCCATGCAACGTCCTACATCCCCACATGGGAGGATATTTTCGCTGACGACTGGCAGGTACTATGAAACGCATTCTGATTATCACCCTGCTCGTGATAGGCGGGTTGTTATGGTTGCAAACGGTCCGCCTGCGGGGCGAACGGGCCGAGCGCAGGCGCGTCCAGTCCAACAACGAGGTCTTGACCGACAGCGTGGAGTTCTATCGAACCGAGAGCGGAAAACACGCCGCATCCCGGCAAGTGCTCGAACTCAGGGCGTCGGAGATGGAACGCTACAACGCACAACTGACCGCGCAAGTCCGGGAGCTGCGGATCAAGGTCCGGCGGCTGGAGGCGGCGGCCACGACGGCCACGCGGACCGAAGTGCAGATCACGGCGCCCCTGGAACCCGCAGGTCCGCAGCCGACAGCGTGGGAGAAATATGGTGCAGGGGTGCGAAGGGCTGCCGATTCGGTAAAGGCCGCCCTCGATCGGGAATTCTCCGGACTGCCGAAAGTCCCCGAAGCGAAGATTTTCAGATGGGCGGATCGGCATGTGAGCGTAGACGGCATAATCCGGACCGATTCGGTGAGCTGCCACGTTACAAGCATCGACACCCTCCGGCAAATCGTACACCGGGTTCCGCGGCGATTCCTATTTATCCGCTGGGGCACGAAAGCAATCCGGCAGGAGGTCGTGTCGTCGAACCCGCACACACAGATCGTTTATACTGAATACATCCAATTTACCAAGAAAACACGATGAAAGAATTTCTGAGAATCGTATGGGCGGTGTTGCTCTACCTATGGCAGCTCCCGCAGAACCTAATCGGCCTTGTGTACTTGGCATTCTGCTTCGACCGCGTGAAGATCACCAAGCAAGGCGGGGCGGTGTTCTACGCAACGAAGCACGTCCGGGGAGGAATGACGATGGGACGCTATGTTTTTATCTCTCCCAAGAACATAGCCCGAGAACCCGTATACGATCACGAGTTCGGCCATGTCAGACAATCGAAACGGTGGGGATGGCTGTGGCTGCCCGTATTCGCCATTCCGAGCGGCCTGCATTGCCTTTTCTGTCGCGCGGCTAACTACTACCATTTTTATACCGAGAGGTCGGCAAATCGGCTCGGAGGAATACCCAACTACAAAGGGGAATACCACTACCACATGGACGGACTGATAGTCACGTATTGGGACAAACTAATTGCTCTCAAAAACAAATATTTCGCATAACAGCAAATCTCAACCGATTGAGACCCCAAAAAGAGAAGAGGACGGTGTTGACCGCCCTCTTCTCCACTTATAAGATACCTTTGTAACTCTGAAGGCGTGGATTAGCGTTCAAAACATCCCGTGGTGTATAGGCATCCGTAATCTGAAGCGACGAGTGCCGCGCCTGCTCCTTAACGGAAAGAGGGTCAAGTCCCGACCGAAGCATATCCGTGATACCCGAATCCTTCAGCGAATAGAACTTGTATTCCTTCGGGAATTTCAACGCCGGAACAATTTCGTTATTCCAATAGTGGCGATAACTCCGTTCGCTGCACAACTTAGGCCCCGGCCGGAACCCGGTAGAGAAAATATAATACGAAGTCGGAGCATTGAAATAATCCAAATCGACGAGCATTTCCAGAATCGGCGTCGGAAGCGTAACCACCCCCGATTTTTTATTTTTCGAAATCTGGCCGTCAATATAGACCGTTTGTTTAGCGACATTAATGTCCTGCAAGCGAAGACGACATATCTCCTTCGGACGGATAAGCATATAATGTAGGAAATAGCAGACCAGCAGGAACGGCCGGTTGTGTGCGTCAAGCCAGTCATGGAGACGTTGCATATCCGCCGGCGCGATGACCGTCCGGTTCTTACTGCCAGCACCCTTTCCGATACTCTTCAGCCCTTCCGTCGGTTTACTTTTCAGATATAAGTGTTGAACCAGAAATGACGAGAACTCCCGGAGAAACGCCAGATTGTTGTTGCGCGTAGTCGGCGAATTGCCCCGTTCAACATAGACGTAATCCAGAAAGCGCACACAAAACGAACGGTCGAACTGATAGACATAACGAATGGGCGATGCTTGTTGCGCATTCCAACGTTCCATGATACCCGCCGAACAATTATAGCCATGTACGGTCGATTTTCGGAGAACACCGTCATCCTGTAACTTCCGGAGGTAATTTCGGTAGTGCACCAATACATCCGAAAATAGTTTATAGGTATAATCCGCCTCTGCCTCCACCCACGGATTCCACCCCGTTTCGAGTTTCGTAGAAAGACGATGACAAACTTGCGCAGCATACCGCCGGCGCTGTGAGGCATTCCCCACCGAATTTATCTTGATCCGTTTGCGCCGCATTTCACCCTTCGCCGGGTCGAACGCATAAAAGGAAATGAACCAGCAGGAGCCGGTGTGTAGTTTCGGATAAGTGAAAGAAAGAATTTCGTTTAGCGCGGAATTTCGCGCAGTTTCAACTGACAACAT